CCACACACATCTTCTACAACACGTTCGGCAAGAGCATCCCATGTATCATCTGGACCCTGTGCATACTTGTTATGAAAGATATGTTCAGCTAGGCTATTTTTGAAACGGTTTTTTTGCATTGTAAATGTAATCCTTTATCTCTTGTTCTCTCTCTTGTTCTCGTAGTTGTTCTAGATAAACAAGTTTGTATCTACGAATCTCATGTAGCTCTTTCCGTTCTGAATTAGGTGTACTCGTCTTCTCGGTAGTCGCCATCTTCTTCATCTTCATCGTAGTAGTACTCTCGGATTCGTTCTTGTTTATCATAGATCTCAGCTTCAAGTAGATCAACTAACTCAACAGAAGTCAAGTCAAGGATCTCAAGAAAGTCTAGCTCTGTTTCTTTTTTCAATTTTTCTTTTAGGTCTTCAAAGGTAATCATTATGGCATCCAGTTAAATAATCCAGGTGCTTCCTTGGATAAGATATTATTAATTCTTTTTGCTACCTCGCGGATCTCCCATTGTGCATGTGTATCAGCACGTAGTGTGATGAAGTCAAGCCAAGCTTGAAAGTTTCCTGTAACAATAAGTTCTGTTGTAGTGCCTTCTGGTAGCACAAATCTAGCATCTTCTTTCTTCATGCCATCAGCAATTAGTTGCTTGTATAATTCCTGACACTTGTTATAGTGTGCATGAAGTAGTGTAGCATTATCTGGTGATGATGGTGGATAAACAAAGTCTGCGTTATCTTCCTTACAGTATCGTTGACTTCGTTGCAAGAAGTCTAGGTGTTTACTCCTCACGAACTGATGAGAACAGATCCGGCTAATACCGCTGACATGAAAAGTAGCGTGAGCAAAGCGGAGTGTAGCCAAATGCCCTCTGTCCTTGCACGCGATAGCCCTTTTTTCGCAAGCCTCATCAGCGTGACTAGAGTTATAACAAATAGCAGCGTACTTGCCGATAGAATTGAGAGGGTTAGAAGTAATGTCAAGAAGCTCAACGTGCATCACCATTCCTTTGTTTTACATTCATAGCTACGTACCTTTAAGTTAAAATCCTTCATGGGCTTGCAGTCCATCTCGTTGTTTGTCGTTGAGTACTTCGAGGTGGGCAATAAGAGCAGTAAGATAATCACGCGCCTTATATAAATCTTGAATACCTCCCTTGTCTTGCCATCGTGCCACATATTTCATGATGTTCCCTTCGGCGAAGCCAATGTTGTGAGAGATAAGGTAGTCCATTAACATTGTAGATTTATAATGTTTCGGTGGTAGCATTTGTTTCCTTCCGGTATTTTTTCATAGGGATAATATCAATGGTTGCTATGTCTTTATACTGTTGCTTAAGACCATCCAAAACTTGCATCATGTATCCTGACATACCCTCACAAGCTGTAGCACAATCATAAATAGAACCAGAAGATCCTAGGATAGAATAATTACCCTTAGTCTTTGTTACTTTTTCTATACCAGAATTTAGTTTCCAACTGGCACCAGTAGTATAAGAACCATACCAACCAGCAAACACTTTGTAGATAGGTTGTTCACCTTTGGGTGTTAGACAAAGGATAACCCATCGTTCAGGATTGTAGCTCATTTTCGTATAGCCTTTCTAGTTCTTTAGCAGCTTCCTCTAGTAGATCAGCGATCCTGTCAGGTTTATTTTCCTGCACAGATTTGCGTGTACTGATTTGCCTACGAATTTCTGCTCTGATTTTTAATCGTTCAACTAGGGTTTCCATATTTCTTCCTAAGATATTTAAGAGACACGAACATCTCGTCATAGGTTCCGTTGTTTACTTCATGGAGCATGACGAGTCCTCTGTAGTGGTTGTTTGATTGATGGTCAAGGTATCCCTCATTATGCTCATAGCAAGATCCCGCGATGATACAAGTAATGGTAGACCCATCTGGTCGTTTTCCATATGCAACCTGCTTGCCTTGCTGATGCCCTGCCACGCAAGACATATGCATTTTTGCCACAAGAGCACTAGCGGTTGTAGCAGGACGGCCAAGTACACCTGAAGGAAAATAGTGGCAGTATGCAACTCCGTCAATAAAAACTGGCTTAAGAAAGTCGTGTACCTCCCAAGCTTCATAAGGTAGGTCTTCATACTTAATTAGTCCTTCAAGTTTTGGGTCGCTATTGACAGCCCGCATGATCCTTTGCTCATGGTTTCCAAGTGTGAGGACAAGGCGTGGCTTATACTGCTTCTCTTTATTACGCTTCGCCTTAGCATTGAACTCCACCAAGGGAGATAGTAGGTACGACATTGCTTCATTCGCTGCCGCAATATCCCGAACATAGCGCCTCCCTTCAAAGTTCTTTGTACCTACATCATAACTGCTGAGGCTTTCCATGTCAACAAAGTCACCAAGATGCACGATGACCTCTGGTTGTTTGTCTACGATGAAATTTCCTATGTGTTGTAAATAAGAAAAATCTTCTCCATATTTTACTTGGGTATCTGGGATAATAAGATGGGTAGTCATTCATTTATCCAATGTTTGATTTGGTCTGTGTCTTTGATAGAACAGTATTTAAAGTTATATTTTTCAGCCCATTTACCATGCGTCATTTTTGTCCCTCCACACAATTTGTTTACATTGTCAAAGACAAATCTGAGATCAAGTTCTGGATGTTGTTCTTTGAGCAAGACGTACTTACGCCGTTCTGCATGGTCACTAAGATATCCTTTTGTTTCGATGAGCTTGCCATTTAGTAGAGTCCAATCGACAGTATAGGTATGATGAGACTCTGGTACTGTGTAAGGTATGCGAGTAACTTCATATTCATATTGTACATCCAAGTCTTGTAAGATCACTTCAAAGCGTTCTTCTAGTTTAGATCGTCGTTTTGTACTAGTCATTAAAGAACTCATAACGATAACGGATGGTTGCAGTATTCAATCCGTAGTCTTGTTCTTGCAAGCTACTGGTATGCTCTACATGGATACTGAATCCGTTGTATGAGTAACCAATAGCGGCAATACCAAGAGGATTACTTGAGCAGTCATAACGTTTTAATTGTGGAGTCCAATCACTGATACAACCATTCTCAATTGTGTTTTGTCCTAGTGTGGTACCAATACCTAGTTCAATATATGGACCAGCCCAAGCTGTAGAGATGCTTAGAAATAAACTAAGCAGCGCGATTTGTAGTTTTTTCATTTACTAAATCCAATGCTGATTTTTTACTTGCATAATTGCCTTCCCAGTCCCATTGTACAGGCCACCACACATCGTCGTGCTGTTCATAGTAGGCTCCATTTATGTAGACTCCCTCACGGACAAAATAAATTTCGACAGGGCTTCCTGCTCTGGTTGTAATTCGTTTGGTAAAGTCAAGTTTAGATCCTGATGCCATATACTTTCCTCATGTCGCATGATCCATAAACAATTTGCATTAATGAGGAAGCGATCATGGTCATCATACTTACTGAGTACAACTTCCATACACTCTTCATTAGTCTCACATGGATCAATTAGTTTAGCTGCTTTAACTGGGCCTAGACCACGAACACCCATGATGTTGTCAGAGGTATCCCCAATCAGCATTTGTTTCCAGAAGAATTTATCACCATCTGTTTTAGTTACTGTTGTATATTCTCCGTACTGTTGTTTGTTCCAGTTAAAATGTTTACCTGGAATCATAAGTAGATCTTTGTCAAGAGAAGCGATGATTGTATTGTCTGCTTGATTGATACCAAGCATGTCATCTGCTTCCATATTGTGAGCGAGCTTCGCTCCATGCTCAGTTACAAGAAACTCACGACACTCTTGTAGATAAACAGGAGGCACCATATCTTTACGATTGGCTTTGTAGCTTGGGTTAATATCTTTACGGTAGTTATTACTACCTGTTAGCCAAGCTTGATACTCTTCACAATCCGCTGCCTCCAGAATTTCGCGTAGCAGTTTCTCTACACGATATAAGGCAACATCAACAGGATCATCTTCTTTACATGTAGCAGCACAGCGATAAGCTACAAGGTCAGCATCAACAAGACAGATCATACGCGCATTTTCGTATTATAGATTCCCATTCCTTTTGCTTTGATAGCTTGTGGTGTGTGCTGGAACACTGTTCGAGTAGAGCCACACTGGGGACATTCAACATGTTGTTTGTCTTCTACTAGTTTCTCAAAACGATTAGCGCACTCCATACAAATGAAATCATATAGTTTTAACATTATTTCTCCTGGTGAATCCCGCTTACCATACTACGGGGTGGCTGCCGCCCAGAATTTCCCAGACCTTGGTAGGTTTATCTATCCTACTGCCACGGATCTAGCTATGTTTATGTTGTGATCCTCTAAGGAGATCGTGATTTAGACTAAGTTTTAATAGGTGGTGTCAATCTCCACCTTACTCCGCACGAACATAAACAATTATAAATTAGTAAGGCACGTCGTCGTCAGGTAGTTCAGGCAAGGCTGCCTTGATACCTGCTGTCTGCTCGACACTAAACACGTAACTCTCAAAAATTACAGCAGTATCCATAACATCCTGTAGTTTGTAATTTTTATTATTATGACTCAAGAAAGCAATTGCTGCATTCACTGAGGACTGACGTACAATATAGACCTGTTTCTTAGCCCGTTCTTCCGGTGTTTCGTATGTAGATTTTGGTGTAGCCATAGTCTTACCTCCACTAGATGCGTTTGGTGCTGCGCTCTCTGGTGCATCATCACCAAGGCTTACCCAATCCCAGTACCCAGCATCATTCTTGACGCGTTGTACAGTGAATACGGCACCTTGCGCGGCATGTTTTAGTGTGTTGAATACTTCCTTGTGGTTGAATGAAACAACCTTCTTTGCTTCAACCTTATCTTGGAAGGTAAGGTTCTTGTAAGTAACTTCTGCAATATCATAAGAACCCTTTTGGGTTTTCTGGGTTGATACTTCTACAGAAATAACTTTAATTTGAATAGCTGACATTTATAATCTCCTAGTGTAAGTCAGACATGTTTGGACCTACTGAACATTCCCCAATCATGGGCACGTTCCATTTAATATCATAGGTCTTTGAAATATTGCTTGGTAATTTATCAAAAATATCGGTGAAGATTTCCTTTACTGTATCTACCTCCTTGTCTGGACAATCCGCTACAATAGAATCATGTACTGTAGATACCAGCAGTGACTCTAGATTATACTTCTTAAATCGTTGGTGCGCCGCGATGCGGGCTACTGCCATTACATCAGCACCTAGTCCCTGATTAATCCAATTGCAGATGTCAGGTTCGGACCATACCATTTCACCACGTTGTTGTCTTGGTTCAAATGTATATGATCTACCAATTGGTGATACAAGTTTGCCTGTTTTCTTTACTTGGTTGATATAATTCAAGTGAGTTTGGTGCAAGACTTTATACTTATCGTAATACCTGTCGATAACATCCTGCCAAAAGTCTACTGATCTAGATACACTGGTGAAGTCTGG